GATTGCAGAAGCTATTGTCCCTGAAGCTTTCGACGCCTTCTACGCCAATGGCAAGTCATTTTGATTCCGTCAATCAGCCTGAGCACTACGCCGCTTCAACCATTGAGTGCATTGAAGCCATCGAAGCGCAGCTATCGCCAGAAGAATACAAAGGCTTCCTAAAAGGTAACGTCGTAAAGTATGTCTGGCGAGAAAGTCGGAAACAGGGTATTGAGAGCTTGAAAAAAGCTCGTTGGTATCTTGACCGCTTGATTGCATTGGAAGAGTCAAAGGTGACTCCCGCCCAGTCTGAGGTGAGACTGGATAAAGGATGTCTTGGGACATCCTTTTACGAACAAGCTAAGCGAACTGCCATTCCAGATTCCTGAGATCACCTAAAGAAAAAGGGCCACGATGTGGCCCTTTCTTTTTGACAGTGAAATTGATTGCTTGCTGCACCACACGCTTGGCCGCCAGGAACTGCCAGTACTCGTCTTGATGGGTGTGAGCGTCGATGAAAGAGTTGGCAAACACCCAGGCCGTCAAGATCTCCTCCCGTTCAGCCGTCCAGAAAGGCTGCTGCCGCCACCACTCGAACACTGGAAGGTCAGTCTTTTGCAAGTTGCAGCGCTGACAAGCTGGAGCCATGTTCCAACGAGCAAAATGAGGCCCTCCCTTACTCTTGGGAATAATGTGGTCAATCGTCATCTTGCCGTGCCACTGGCCGCAGTAAGCGCATGCAGACTGCTGCAACGGACCTCTCAATGGGTAGTCAGAATATATCGACTTTCTAAATAACCTTCGGGCATCAGATTTGCGTACTTCAATGAGGCTGTGGAGATAATCATCAGGCTCATAAGCAACAAACATGAAGCACCCTCTTCAGTTGTTGCATCTAATCTATTCGATCTTTTAGGAAGTTGAAGAAGCTTATAATTAAAACTAAGGGGAGAGCAATCTTATGAGTGCCTGGAAAGACGGCCTTGCTAATTTTGTTGCCACTGTCACGGCTGGCATGTTGCTCTCTACTGGAGCAATGTTAATCACCGTTAGCAGTCAACAAATCAAGGTGACCACGCAAGTGGAAAACATTGCCGAGAAGCTTGAAACGCTCACTGACAATGTTGGCGAACTGGAGAGGCGCGTTCGTTCTTTAGAGATTGGCCGCTAGTCTGTAATCGACGTTAATAGCTTTTACCATGTCTCCTGCAGAATGGTTTTTCATTGGCGCGATCGTCGTCGGCGCCGCTGAACACATCATCGCCGTGAGTCCTCTTAAGGAGAACTCCACTGTTGGACTGATCATCACCATCCTTAAGCGCATCTTTCCCCCCGAAGCTGCTAAGAAATAGCCATGGACATCCCTAACACTTGGGAAGGTTTCTACACCTACGCCAAGGAAGCGGGAGCCAAATACCCAGAGCTTGTTGCAGCGCAATGGGCTCTGGAAAGTGGTTATGGCAAACACTTGGCAGGCAAGAACAACTTCTTCGGCCTCAAAGGAAAGGGTGGCACAATGTCGCAAACCCAGGAGTGGGTGAATGGCAACTGGGTGACAATCAGGGATGGCTTCCTTGACTTTCCTACTCGCGCTGCTTGCGTTGACTATTTGATCAAGCTTTGGTATCTCGACTATAAGAGCTACAAAGGTGTCAACAATGCTTCTTCTCCTGAAGCTGCAGCTCACATGCTGAAAAGCGAAGGCTACGCAACGGATCCTGGATACGTTGAGAAGTTGATTCGCATCATGCGAGAGCAAGGCGCCATCTCTGGTGCCAAGCGTCGTCCGATCAAGCTTTCAAGTGCTGCCAAGTACTACAAAGGCCTAAGTCATCAACTTGCCGCCTGGAACCACCTGGAAGACCTTCTCACCTCAGAACAACTAGCTGAATTCGCTGATCTTTATAGAGCAGATCCTTGATGAAGAAAAGCGCTTTGATCAACGCCCTGGCTTACGAGCTGGGGCTTTTGCTTACTGATCGATTCCCAGGCCTTGTCTTCAAGGCTTGGTTTCAGCGCATGATGGCTTATTGCAGGGCCGATTGGTCTGAATGGCGAGCAAAGCGTGTCATGAAAAAAGTTGACATGCAGAGCAATCAAATCATGAAGCAATGGGCTGAAGATCAGCGCACTGCTCAAATGAACAAGCTTGTCAAAAAAGCAAAAGAAAAGTTTCCTGACGCCAAGATCACCCCAGCTCCAGACTCTTTCTTTCCGTCAGTAATTGTCGAAGAGGATGACGATGGGGACACCCCTTTAGGTGGCCCCATGCGCATCACTTGGAACCTGGATGATTAGTCCAGAACGATGGTGTCCTCGCCTGAGGAGTCAACAGTAAGTCCAGAGTCGACAATGCCACCAGAAGTGGTGCCAATGTCAATGCCACCAGAAGTGGTGCCTGCATCGAATGTGATCGTTTCTTCTTCGGCAGGTTCAGTAGCTTCAATGGTGGGTTCAGTGATTACAACAGGCTCTTCAGGATCAGAACTAGGCTCGAACGCGGCGGGAGGCTCAGGTTCCACGTAACCAGGAATGGGATAGAGGTCATACAGCCCATTAGCCTTCAATGCTGCATACAAGGCATCCAAATCATCGGAAGGGAGATTGAGGCTTTCCAGCAGCTCTCCCATTGCAGCGCTAATGATTGCCTCGTTGGGCTCGCCCATCTTTGCGTCAGACAGAGCCGCAATCAACTCAGTGACCAGCATGTTGGCGCCTAAATCAGCAGCGGCAGCCATGCGCAAAGTTTGATATACCGGGCTGCTCAGCAGCGCTTTCCAGAAGCCTCGATAGTCGGCGCCGGCCTTCGCTTTCTCAACACGATAAGCCTCAATTTGATCGTCAGAAAGATTCAGTACTGAGTAGCGATCACCTTCCCATCGAACAGTTTGTGTGTTGGGGTCGAAAGCAGGTTTTTGAAAAGGCCCCGTATAACCAGCTCGCCTCAGTTCGGCAGCAGTAAAAGATGCTGAGTCAGTGCGAGTGACACCGTCAATTTTTAGCCGCTTTGGCAGCGGACCAGGCTCACCATTGAGCAGGCTATACAGCAGGGCCATGGGTCAAAAAGAGAATGTTTTAATTGTAGAAAGCGATTAGCCGAGAGCTACCGCGAGACCAAGGCTGACTCCACCACCACCGGCTGTAATAGTGACATTGGAAGCGGAAGTAACACGGCCATAAGCGTCAACCGTAATTTGTGCCACTTGAGTGGCACTTCCATAAGTACCAGCGGTCACCCCAGAGTTATCTAGGTTTAGTGTCACGTCAGAACTAAAGTTGCCGCCTCCGTCTAATCCTGTTCCTGCAATAATCTGGCGAGAAGAAGGAACAATTTCTGAATAACGAGCTAGTCGAGTGCCACCAGCCGTCGAGCCATCATGAGCACGCAAAGTGTTCAACGTTGTGTCAAACGTAATTTCACCAACCGCACCAGTAAAAGAACTGTGCTCGGTAGTCGTGCCTCGACGGAATTGAACCTGCTTGGCCATATCAGTTACTCAGAAGGCTTAAAGAGCTGCCCCAGTCCTCACTGGAAGCCGCAGATTGTGTAACTAAACCATAGTCTACACTGCCAGTCTCGAAGCCAAAGTCTTCCAAATATGTGGCGCCGCTTGTGCCGCCACCGCCTCCTGAAATGCTTATCCATTGACTCCCATCCCACACTTTTAATGCGTTGGTGGTTGTATCTAACCAGCCCTCGCCTAAAGCGTGTCCAGAAGAACCAGCAGCGCTCGCATTAGGAGCGCTGCTTCCAACGTGAATAGGACCGACTTTTCTGATATTTCCAGAGGAGTCTTCTAGGAAAACGCCGAAGCTGGATTGATGCAAAACCACCGCAGGTTCGCCCAGCGCCAGTTGAGCGGCAGTAGGCCGCTTCTGCAGGACGCTAGTTCTCTTGAACTGAATGGTTTCGCTCATGTTCAGAATGTGCCGCCGTCGATGGTCAAGCCACTAAGGGTGACATTTTGCAGAACCCTGGAAGAGCTAATGACTTCCGTGCCGCCAATCTTCAGGCCACCCGTAGTGATGTTCACGGCTTGATTAAACGTCCAGCAATCAGTGGCGTCCACCCAAGTAATGGTCTTATCGGTGGTGCCTTTCAGCGTGATGCCGCCACCATCAGCCGTGGTGTCAGTGGGGTTGGCAGTAGAGCCCAGCTCGATGTTCTTGTCATCGATCGTGACAGTGGTGCTGTTGACACTAGTGACAGTGCCATTCACCGTGAGGTCGCCTCCGACCGTCAGATCGTTGCCAATAGTGACGTTGTTTGGCAGACCAACAGTCAGCGTGCTGCTGCTGTTGCTCACTTCCACTTCGTTTGCAGTGCCCTGAACAGTCAGGGTGCCGCCATCAGAGACGGTGCTGGAAGTAGAACCGTCGCTTACGTCAAAGCTGGTGCTGACAGAACCACCAAGCGAAACAGATGTTCCGTTGACGCTGATCGAGCTGTTAGTAAGGCTGCTATTCGGGATGCTGGCCAGCGATCCCACGCCAGTGGAATTGTTGTAGCTGAAGCCCGTAGAAGCGTCGCCAGAAATGGCGGCGCGA